CTGGCAGAGGGTGACCAGGTTGCGCGGATCAGTGCGGCCCGCGATCTTGTGGAGGCGGCGCAGGTAGGGGCTGGCCAGCACGTCGGCCTTGTGATGGAGCGTGAGGTCGTCCTTGCTGCCACACTTATGACAGTGCCAGCCATCCCTGCGGAGAATGCCAAGCACGACAGAGGAGGGCAGCCCGCCTTGGCCGTTGGAGTGCAGGGTGGCCTTGTTCTCAATAGCCTCCACCTCGATGCGCTCTTGTGCTCTCGCCTCGCCAGCAGGAACCTTGGGCTCCGGCTTGCGGCGATGGGCCATGTAGCGGGCTGCCGTCTCACCCATAGCTAGTCTCCGTAGCCAACGCGGATGTTGTCCTTCTTGCCTTCATCGATCTCGACCACAGCCCAGCTAGGAGCGCCCCTAGCGGCATCCAGACGGGCTTGGACCTTGCAGTTGTCGCACCATGCGGTGTCGGACGCCTTGAGGTACTCCTTGCCCACCTCGTCGCCCTTGGACTCCTTGAACCGAATGGTGGGGAGCCGGTTGCTGTTGTCAGGATTGCTGGCCATGATGGCAGCGCACAGGTTGGGGGCGCGCTTCATGGCCTCATCCACCGGCATGAACACACGGATGCGGATAGCGCCAGGGGCGCCACATCCCGAGCACTTCTTGCCGATGCCCCACTTGCGATGGGCCTCCTGCGGCGTCATAAGTCCCTGCATAAACTTCTGACGATGGCGGGTGTCGCTCTTGGCCTCCGCGATTGCCTGTGCGGGGGAAATGATCGGGCTGGGCTTGATTGCGTCACTCATGCGGACTCCTTGGCGCCTGCGGAAAGGTCGCCGTACAGAACTGCGATATGCTCCCATCCTATCCGATCCACGCCATCTCCGAATGACAATGCGCGGTCGTCAATGAACAGGTCAGCCATAGGCTTGCCTTGCATGCCGTCATCTACAGCGTCAAACACGCCCTCAAGCTCCTGCTCGCAGAATGCCAGCATTTGCTTGTAGCGCGCCCAATGCACCTTGCGGCTCTCGCTCCAGACAAGCTGGTTGGGCCTCTTTACACCAGCCCTCACCAGCGGATCCCACTCAGGGGAAAACAGCAAGGCTCGATTGGAGCGGGCGCTGTAGAGCAGCAGGGTGTGTCCTGCCTTCTTAAGCGCCAGAAGCCCTTCCTTGGCCTTGGGCATGAACGCCAGAGGCATGGTGGTGTCTCCATAGGATCTCCCTGCGGACTCCACCACCACACCATCAAAGTCTACTGCGATGAGCATTACTCAGACTCACTATCGGATGTTTCATCGGCAGACGGCGGGGGAGGCGGCGGAATCAACTTCCCCGCCGCAGTAGCCTGCGTCAGCTTGCTCTCCCCCATAGTCAGGCCATCCATCAACTGAGAGTCCATATTTTTAAGCGTGGCCTGCTGCTCAAGCTGAACTTTGCGAGCCATTGAGCGCGCATCTTCCACAAGGAAGTACGGAGCCGTAAACGCCACCGCGTGCTCATGGTCAAGCATGCCGCCCAGCCGTGCCGTAGTGGCCGCCTGCACTGCCTTGAACGCCTCATCCAGCGACGGGTTGAAGTAAGGACCCCAGTTCAGGTTGATCTCCATGTCCGCGTCATCCGGCAGCTTGCGCGGCTCCCGCGCGATGGACAGGTCGTCCTTGGTCACGATCCGAGCAGGCAACTTGACCATCTGGCGAATGATGCCGCCCTCAACTGCCCGAGGCTTCTCAAGCATGCGCACGGCCCGAACCATCATCTCCAGCAGGGGCTTAATGCACCGCTCGCCGTACTGCTCGCGCAGCACGTCAGCCTTCGCCAGCATGGAGGCATACACCTTCTCGATCTCAGTAGCCGTTCGACGACTGGATGCGCCACCTGGCTGATCCAGCACGCACTGCGCAACCTCCAGCACCATCTCGCGGAGGTGCGTCACCATGTCGAGGGCCGACTTGATGCCCTGCCCGTTGATCTCCATGTAGTCAGCCGTAGAGCCCTGCGGCAGCTTGAGGGCGTTCTTGCTGCCCTTTCGCACGCTGTCCAGCTCCGCGTCCGTAATGATCTTCAGCGTGGGGTCGCAGGACGCCAGAATGCCCTGATTGGCTTGAGAGAGCAGCGCGTCGATCTGCTCGCACATGTCATCCACGCCAAGGCAGTCAGGATCGCCATCAATGTCGTCCTGCACCGGCAGGTTCTGCACCCAGACCACAGGGCAGAAGCCAAAGCCATGCACCACCTCGCGCTCGACCTCCCACTGGGGCTCCTCGTCGGACACAGGAACTGCCTTGAACAGCACGTCCCGCTCCGTGTCGATAATCCGCCTGTACCAGTAGGGGCGCTGGACCCACTCACCCGTCTCAGGGTCCCGCTCGTCCAACGGAAACATGTACTTCTTTTCCATGCTGGCGAGGCGGAGCGCGTAGCGATCCTCAAAGACCGGAAAGCACCAGCGGGGATCATGGACCTCAACCACCGGCCTGCCGTCAATGAACTGGAACCCTGCTGCCGTGGTTCCCATCGACCCGCCATAGGTCCGAACCATGATCATGGCAGGCCACAACCGCGAAACCTCTGCCAAGGTCCGGACGTAGTCCTCCGCGATGCTGTCGCCCTCCACCCGAATAGCCGGATGCTTCCGATCCGAGAACAGCAACCCCGTGAACCGATCCACAATCACCTTGCGCAGAGGATAGGGAACCGAGGGGCGGCGGAACTTGATCGGAAACGAGGCACCCGCATCGTAGTAGCCGGGGGGCAGGAACCCAGCAGAGGCAATCGCCTCTGCATCAATGCCCTGCGTCTTCTCAGTCCCGTCCCAATCGATCTTGCGGGCGCTGTACTGCTGGCCTCTATAGGTAGCCCAGAGGCGGTTCATCTCCTGCTGACGCGGAGAGAGCCCAAGCCGCGCTACACGGCCCATCACCTCTGGAGCCAAAGCTCCCTGCATCTGCCGTGCTGCGTAAGGCTCAACCCGCGTCCCGCTGCTCATTCGTCTGTCTCCATGATGCCGAGCACCACCAGCGCTTGCTCAATGTGATTCAACGCCATCTGCGCGGCGCTCTGCGCCTCTGGAATGCCATTCGACTTGCAGATCGCCAAAGCGCACTCAGCCGCCCGCGCCGAGATGGCTGCACTTCTCAAGCAGGCCATTGCCACATTGTGCGGTGACTTCTGAGCCAACTCTTGCTTCTTGACCTCAAGATCATGCGCCAATGCCTGCGCCAAGTCCTCTTCGTTCATCATCTGCGTCTCCCATCTCCCCCAAAGCCATGCTCAATCCCACCCAACGAGGATCGCATGGCCCCAGGTGCCGCACATGCTGCGGCGCATGGGTCGCATAAACCAACACGCGCTTGTCGTCCACCCCTCCCCCCCATCACCGTGGCCACTCCCCACCGACGCGCCTCCCGCACCTCACACCGATCACACGGATAGGTCAGCGGACCTGCATCAATAGGAGGCTCCACATGAGGAACCTTGTGCGGACGCGGCATTGATCTCTTACCTTCTCATTGTCGGGAGGTATCCAACCTCTGCCTTGATCGTACCCTTGCGGGCTGCTTCTCTAGCCATCCAGCAACTCATTAGCCTATCGCCCGAGTGCGCTTTCGGGTCATAGTACAACATCTCATTGACAAGCGCCTCCACCTCACTGTGCATCTTTCCGTCCCTATTCGGAATGATCCACTTCCCTGCCGCCATCTCAGCCGCCACGCCCTCAATGCCGAACTCAGGATGCACCTTGTTGCGCCCCGTCGTGAACGGCCGCACAGGAATGGCTGTAGATGCCTTCAAGAACTGCAAGATGAAGTCCTGAGCGGCGTTGTTCTCTACGAAGAATATACCTTGGTAACGATGATACAGCTCTTTGATCTTTTCTAAGATCTGGGGGCCAGCCATGCGGCCCGACTCGATGTTGAGGATCTCTCTGTCGCCATTGGGGTAAACCAGAATGGTGGTGAAGGCAGTGAGGTCGGCGCTGCTATGCTGTTGGACCGCCAAGTCGACGCCCGTGTAGATCGAGCACCCTTGGGGAGGCTGGGCCACTGCATGCACCAGCCCCTTGCCGTTGCCGCGCATGAGGCAGAGATCCACCCACTCCTTCTGGAACCGGCTCTCTGTGTCATCTCGCGCTTGGCACATCATCTGCCGAGCGAACTCTAGCGGGCCAAGCTCCTCTCGCTTGTGCGTGATGCGCTCAATAGGCCACCGCTCAGGCCAAGAGAGTTCCCCGTCCTGCTCCATCACAGGGAATCGCACTGTGGTCCAAAGCGGGTTCTTCTCGATCCGGTGCAGGAAGTCATCTCTATGGTAGGCGTTGCCCACCGAGATCACCCGCGCATTAGCCGTCAGACGGCCAAACAGCGCCGAATGCACCCAATCCCACAAGTCCTCACGTCCCGCAGGCGTTCGTGCATTCTCGTAGTCCAGGATGTCGTCCAGCACCAACAAGTCGATACGGGCACCCGTGATGGCCCCGTGGACGCCCGTACTTTGTACGGACGGATCCTTCGGATGCCCCTTCCGCTCCACTGCCAACTGAGTCAACGTCCAAGGCCCAGTTGGGTTGGGCTTCAGGTCAGGAAAGATCTCATGCAACTCCTCTGACCGCTCGATGTAGCTG